TGTAAATTGTGCGACTTGAACATCATCACTATGAGCAGCGGCAGTTGTGCTATTTGCCCCTCTGGTGCATCCTGTAAATGTAGTGCTGGATGTTCCTGTATATGTTACTTGCTCATTCTCAATATATAATGTTCCTGATGAATCAAATCCTGTTGTGCTATCAACTGTTATTGTTGTTGCTGAATCATTTAATGAGCCATTTAAATTATTAGTTGTTATTTCATCTTCTTGTTCTACGTTATTAGAAATATAATCATTATATCCTAATAAATTCAAATTGTTACCACTTACACCTAAAGAAGAATCTCTGACTATTCTAGCAGTATTATAATCTACATGTTTAGTAGAAGAGGGTAAACTGTATTTAACTGTACCCGGAACTAGAGTAGATGTATTGGTTGCATGATTAAAAGGGTAACTAAATTCTTTTTGGTTTATATATCTTATTGCTTCATTAACTGCATTTTGTGCTTGAATTTGTATACCCCGCGCAGTAGAAAAAGTAGTGGACGTTAATTGAGGCTCATTCATACGAGCAAGAACGCTGTTTGTTAATGTAAGATAAGTTTGTGCCATGATATTTTAAATAATAGGGGACAAAATTAATTGTCCCCATGGTTACGCTATTTAAGCTAATTGGTCTCTATCAACGTCAGTAGGTTTATCAGAACCATGCTCATTACAGTCAATGACTGTTGCATAGACTCTTAATCTACCTGTAGCTGGAGCAGCACCTGCAATCTTAGCATCAATAGTATCTGTAGTACCTACAAATTGAGTATAAGTTGACGCGCCACTTCCTACAACAGTGTTAGTTTGACCATTAGTTCCTGCAGCACAAAAGCCAGCAGAAGTTATGTCTGCACCATCAATTATGTCATCGCCAGCAGCGAAGTCCATATCTAATGTGCAACTACCTGTAAATGCTTTCATTACTTCAGCACCTGCATTAACAACTAAAGTTCCTGCTGGTATTTCTAAAACTTGGAATATATCCCCGTCTGAAAAACTATTTCCAGCAGCCACTAAGTCATCAATGTCTAAGTAGGCTTCTACATTTCTCATTACATGAGTATGTTTCATAGAAGGAAGAGCTGCGATAGAATTGGCTCCAACACCTGTAGTGCTAGAAGCGGTTAAATCATATGTTGCCATTTATACCTCCCTTAAGCTACGTTGTATTTAGCATTTACGATTGCTTCTGGACGAAGAATCTTTCTGCCATATAAATGCATACCTCTTACGATGTCTGCAAATGAATCAGGGTCTCCATAAGACTCTGTTTTGGTTATTTGTGAAGCTGTTGCCACTGATGAAGAGTGACCTGCTACAATAATACCATAGTTTGAGTTTTGGTTAGCAGAACCTGATGTTCCCGGTCCTGTACCAACAGACGGCAAGTTGTTTGACATATATATATCAAAACCATGTATCTTGCCAATAGACAAACCACTTCTTAATCCACCTGATTCGCCGAAGTCTGCATTTAAAAGACGAGAATCTTCATCTTTTAAAACTTCAACAAAAGTTGGATGTAAAACAAGCCATCTGCCATCTGAGTCTACAAACTGAGTATCTAACAGTCTGCCCATTCTTGCAATAACTTGCAATGGTGTGGCAGTAGCTGTAGCTTGTGCAGTTGCACCCGGCATTCTTGGAGCTAACGGAATAGAGTGGTCGTCTGCACTACTTGTAGTGATATTACCAAAGCTACCCTTTTTTAGCTGCATAGTTGATAACAATTCATTAGAACCTGCAGTTGATACTGCTTTTGAACCACTTACAGTGTCATTGGCAGTTCCTGCTAAAGAACTTAATGATGATTGCTTCCAACCAGACAAATAACCAAGAACTTCTTGGTCATGTTGGTCTCTAAGCCTATATCCTGCTCTGTCAGATGCTAATGATTCAAAATTCACATGACTGTGAGCTTCTTCAATATCATCTACTTTAAAAGCAAAATAGTTAGCTTTATCAACAACGAGAGAAAAATCCTCGTCATCTAAATCTTGTGGTGTTATTTGAGTACCACGAGCATACTCTTTTACAGTGATTTCAGGTTCCTTAATAATTTTAACCGTATCACCATAATTCGCAATCTCTCCAAAGTAGTCACTATTAGTAATAGATTCTACGACAGAGGTTTTACGAAAAGCTTGCTGAACCTTTTGGGAGTAAATAATGGGACTAAAATTGCCATTAGGTAAATTCCCGTATCCAGCTGCGGTTTGAAAAGCCATAATATCCTCCTTGGCTAGTATTTAATACGAGCTACATACACAATCAAAAGGCTAGATGCTATTAGGTATCCTAAAAGGGGCTAATTCAAACTAGGTAGTTTTTCTTAGTATAAATTCGTGAAAATGTTTATAAACAGGTGGTCGTTATTTAAACGGGCTGTTGTTATATACATTTTGTATCATAAAAATAAAGAAATGTAAAGAAAAAAATGCAATTAAGCGGATGGTTTGCTTATATCATATATAAAATTTCCATTTTGTATAGCTTCTTGTATTAGTTTCTCATTTCTTTCGTACTCATGTGCTTTCATTTTAGCAACATCAGATTCTCTTATTTGATTGGATTGTCCTTCTCTACTATTAGATGGGGAAGCTGCAGTGCCTTTAGTAACTGCTTTTGCTGCTTCTTTAGCAGGATTTACTTTTTTCTTTTTTGTTTCTGTAAGTCCCATATCAACTTTATATAAATCTATAGCTCTTGCTGCAGATTTAGAATCATTCTCATTCTCATATAAAGCTTGTTGGACCCATCTTGGTTGTGTTTCAA